GACGGTTTTACCCGAGACTCCCGAGGAAAAGGCAAGGCAGCTGCCTAAGCCTATGGGATACAAAATCCTTGTTTGTATCCCTGAGATCGAGGAAAAGTACGAAAGCGGCATTCTCAAAGCCGAGCAGATTATGCGGTATGAAGAACTGCTTACCAATGTCCTTTTCGTAGTTGAGCTTGGTCCGGACTGTTACAAAGATAAAGACCGTTTCCCCCACGGCCCGTGGTGTAAGAAGGGTGATTTCGTGCTGGTCAGGGCTAACACTGGTACCCGAGTCAAGATTCATGGCCGGGAATTTAGGCTGATAAATGACGATTCTGTCGAGGCCGTGGTTGAAGATCCCCGGGGAATTTCCCGTGCTTAAGGAGTAGAAAATGGCTGAAGAAAAAGTAGAGTTTGAATTTCCGGACGAAAAAGAGGCTAAGGAGTCTCCCCAGAAAGAGCTTCCTCTAGAGAAAGAATCTAAGGCTAACGATTCTGATATCGAGGTTGTAGACGACACCCCGGAACAAGACCGTGGCCGAAAGCCATTGGAAGCTGCACCGGAAGATCCGTCTGAGGACGAGCTTGCCCAGTACTCGGAAAACGTCCGCAAGCGGATTGAGAAATTTACCAAGGGCTACCACGACGAGCGCCGGGCTAAAGAAGCCGCCATGCGCGAGAAAGAGGAAGCCATTCGGCTAGCCCAAGCCATTATTGAGGAGAACAAGAAGCTTAAAGGTTCCCTGAATAAAGGCCAGGAAGCTCTAATCAATCAGGCCAAAGCGGCCACTGAGCTAGAGCTAGAAAAGGCTAAAAAGAAATTCAAGGAAGCGTACGACGCCGGTGATTCTGAGGCGCTGGTTGAGGCACAAGATGCCCTGACCGCGGCCAAGATGAAAGCCGAGCGGATTGCTTCTTTTAAACCTACCCCTTTACAGGAGGAAGAAAAGGGAGTAGAAACGCAACAAATCGTTCAAGCGCCTCAAGCTGACACCAAAGCACTTGCCTGGCAACAAGAAAATCGGTGGTTTGGACAGGACGAGGAAATGACTAGTTTTGCGCTTGGATTGCACCAGAAGCTAGTCAAGTCGGGCATCGACCCGAGAAGTGAAGAGTACTACGAGCGCATTGACTCTCGTATGCGACAAGTTTTTCCGGATGCCTTTGATTCTCCGGAAGATGTTACCGAGAAGGTTGAAAAGCCTGCTCGTGCCACAAAAAGCGTGGTAGCGCCTGCGACCCGCAGCACGGCCTCTAAGAAGATCGTGTTAACACAAACGCAGGTTAACATCGCCAAGCGGCTTGGCGTTCCTTTGGAACTCTATGCCAAAAAGGTTGCAGAAGAAGCGAGGAAACAAAATGGCTGAGAACAGAAATAGTCGTGAGATAGAAAAACGTGAAACCACCGAGCGTGTAAAGAGCTGGACACCTCCTACTCTTTTACCCGAGCCAACCCCACAGGAAGGCTATGCGTTTCGTTGGATTCGTTTATCAACTCTGAATCAAGCTGATCCAACCAACTTGTCTGCCAAACTTCGCGAGGGATGGGAACCCGTCAGGGCGTCCGACCACCCAGAACTGATGTTGCATGGGACTGACATTAATGAAAAGTTCAAAGACAACGTAGTTATTGGTGGACTGATTCTCTGCAAGACCCCGACAGAATTAGTCGAGCAACGGAATGCTCATTTTCAAAAGATCACCGAAAGCCAGACTGAATCTGTTGATAACAACTTCATGCGCGAATCTGACCCACGGATGCCGCTTTATAGAGAGCGGAAATCGTCGGTTAGCTTCGGTAAAGGCTCTTAACTTTTTGAACGAGGTTTAACATGGCATATCCTGCTGTTTCAAGCCCCTACGGGCTACGTCCGATCAATTTGATCGGCGGACAGGTGTTTGCTGGCTCGACCCGTCTGCTGCCCATTGCTTCTAGCTCCGGCACCGCCATTTATTATGGTGATGTTGTGGTTCTGAACAGTGGCGGTACGATTACTAAAGTCGCAGCAACAGCGTCCGGTGTTTCCGTCGTTGGTGTTTTCCTGGGCTGCCAGTACACCAACCCCACAACCAAGCAATTGCTCCAGCAACAGTACTATCCTGGTGGCGTGACTGCAACTGACATCAAGGCTTTCGTCCTGGATGATCCGGATGCACTTATGAAAGTTGCAGTCGTTACCGCTGGTACTACCACGGTATCGTTTGTGACCCAGGCTGCTGTTGGTCAGAACACCGCTTATGTGCCGAACGCTGCTGATGGTTCGACCACGACCGGTGATTCTGCTGCTGCCGTTTCTGCTACTACCGATACTGAGACGCCTCTGCCGTTTAAGATCGTTGATGTAGTGCCTGACACAGCAATCGCTGGTTTCCCCGGTTCTTATACCGAGGTAATCGTTAAGTTCAACTTTGGTATTCACCAGTACTACAATGCTGGCGGATCCCAGGTGTCGGCATAAGGAGCTAATTAAATGGCTATTTCACGCGCACAACTACTGAAAGAGTTGCTCCCGGGCCTGAACGCACTGTTTGGTCTGCAATACGCAACCTACGGGGAAGAGCATAAAGAGATCTATGAGACTGAGACCTCTGAGCGTTCTTTCGAAGAAGAAACCAAGCTGTCCGGATTCTCCGCCGCTCCGGTGAAGAACGAGGGCGCTGCCATTGCTTATGACAATGCGCAGGAAGCTTTCACTGCACGTTACAACCACGAAACCATCGCCCTGGGTTTCTCGATCACCGAAGAGGCAATCGAGGACAACCTGTACGACAGCCTGTCGTCCCGGTACACCAAGGCACTGGCCCGTGCTATGGCTTATACCAAACAAGTTAAAGCCGCCAACGTGCTTAACAATGGTTTCTCCGCTAACTTCCCGGGCGGTGATGGCAAACCTCTGTTTGCTACCGATCACCCCCTGGTGTCTGGTGGAGTTAACTCAAACGAGCCGGCCACGCCTGCTGACCTGAATGAGACCTCCCTTGAGGCGGCTGTTATTCAGATCGCTGCATGGACGGATGAGCGTGGTCTGCTGATCGCTGCCAAGCCCAAGAAGCTGATTGTTCCGCCCGCACTGATGTTCGTGGCGACCCGTCTGCTTGAGACTGAGCTTCGCGTAGCTACGGCTGACAACGACATCAACGCCATCAAGAACAATGGTTCTATCCCCGAGGGTTACACAGTTAACCACTATCTGACGGATACGAACGCATGGTTCCTGACGACAGACGTTCCCAACGGTATGAAGCACTTTGTCCGTACCCCGCTGCAAAACAGCATGGACGGTGACTTCGACACCGGTAACGTCCGTTACAAGGCTCGTGAGCGTTACAGCTTCGGCTTTAGTGATCCGCTTGGAATGTTCGGTTCGCCGGGCGCTTCCTAAGCGTAAGGAAAAGGGGGTTGCAAAACCCCCTTTTTTCTGTATTCTGTCGTTTAAGTCTAGGATTTTTACCTGTACCGACTGGCCTAGCAGACTTAGTAGAGACGGTGCGGGGATGTGCTACTACACGAGGACAACATGGCTCGTACTACCTTTTCAGGCCCAGTCGCGTCTGACAACGGCTTCATTGGAGGCACCGCCTCTTCCCCCATCACAGTAACCACCGCACAAAACATTTCCAGCTCATACGGATCTACATCTGCGACCACTGGTGATACCCGTCTTTCTTATCAGCGTTTAGCCTTTACCTCGACCGGTTCTGGCGAGACTCTTCGCGCTTTCTCAGTTGTGACCGGTGCTTCGGCTGCTACTGGCGGCACGATCAACGGCGCACACATTTCTACGTCGATCAATACGACCGGCACGATCTCTGGCGCTGCTAACGCAATCCGCGCAACTCTTGGCGGCACTGCAACCACCCCGGGCGGTACGCTGGCTGTTCTTCAGCTGGATACCGACTACGGCACCAACGTAACTCTTGGTTCAGCCTCTTCGTTCATTCGTGTTACGGACAGCGGAACCCAGACTGGTGAAGTTCAGAACCTGTTCAACATTGAGACTGGCCCAGCTGCCACCATTGTTGCAACCGGTACTGTTGGTGGCACCGCTAAAGGTATCAAGATCCTGATTGGCGGCGTTGCTCACTACATCACCGTTGGTACAAGCATTTCCTAATGCAGATAACCAAGGAGTTTTTGGAAACTGAGATAGCGGCTCTGGAGCAGGAATTAAATAAGGCGCAAGTCTTTCAGATTCAAGCCCAAGCCACTATCGCGGCGTACAAAATGCTAATAAACCGGTTAGACGCACCCGAACAGGAGAAGCAAGATGCCATCAATGCAGTATGACGTTAAATCGCAATATGCGACTGCGTCTGGCCTAATCATCCCGTACCGCACCCGACTCAAAGCATTTCTGTTTGGGTCGGCTACAACCAGTCCTGGTATCGTGGGGATGTATGACGACAATTCGATATCTGGAACGTATACCCGTTCAACAACAACCGCCACTGTAACTGCTCAAAACCACGGTCTAGTTGTTGGTGAATACACGTTCATAGATTGGTCAGGCGGTACAAACCCAACAGACAACTTTTATCGAGTTGTCACAGTGGCCGATGCAAACACATTTACCGTAACGGTAGCAGATGCTGGAGATGGTTCTGGTAATGCGCTGGTCTACAACGATGTAATGGTGATTAGTAAGGTCACCACGGCAAACGACGTTTTTAATATTATTCCTGGCGAGGGCATCCTTGCACGGAAAGGTATCCGGATTTATCTGGAAAACAGTGTTACCGCAACCATCTACTACGGATAACCATGCACCAAGAACAATCCTACGATCTGGTTGGCAGCAAGGTCTTCATTGGCCTGCCTGCTTATGACTTTAAGATAAGCGTAAAGCTAGCCATTTCGTTAGCAGAGTTCTGTGTCAAGGCACAGGCACACGGTATAGCGGTCCAGTTAGCAAATATTTCTGGATGCTCCGTGGTGTCTCGTGTCCGTAATAGCATTGCCAAATTGTTCTTGGAATCCAACTGTGACCACCTGCTTATGGTGGACTCAGATATGGTCATTAACGCTGACGATATCTTCCGGCTCCTGGCATTTAATAAGACCCGTCCGATTGTGGCCGGTGTTGGATGCGCCAGGAAAAAGGAGAAGGTTTACTTCTCCATGCTGGACCAAGACGAAGACGGAAACATAATGATGGATTCGATGGGCCTTGTCCGAGCCAAGCGGGTTGGAACCGGGTTCATTATGATCCAGCGGGCTGTATTTGAGACTCTGAAAGAAAAGCATCCAGAGTGGAAATACTACGATCAGAACCATGAGTGCGACATGTATGCCTACTTTGACTTCCTGTTAAATCAGGAAGAAGGCTACATGGGTGAGGACTTTGTGTTCTGTGAGCGGGCAAAACAGGCTGGATTTACCGTCTGGATTGACCCAACAATCAAGCTTGGTCACATGGGAGTGCATGAGTTCGAGGGGAACTTTGGAGAGGATTATCTCTATCCCCGTCTGCGTCCGATTGATGAGAAAAAAGAGGCAGCTTAATGGCTAAGGCTAAGGGCATGGGCATAGCAACCTCGGTGAAGTCGGGTAACTTCCGCCCCACCAAGCAGGGTGCTGGCATGACCGCCAAGGGCGTTGCCGCATATCGCCGGGCTAATCCTGGCTCAAAGTTACAAACTGCTGTTACTGAATCAAGCCCTACCGGCAAACGTGCAGCTCGACGGAAATCGTTTTGCGCAAGGATGGAAGGCATGAAGAAATTAGCCAATCCGGAAACCAAACGTGATCCAAACAGCCGGTTAAATCAATCTTTGAAACGATGGAGATGCGGTTAAATGGACTCGGTAGGTATTATTTGGAATGGTCTTCTTACCCTAGCCGCAGCTTTTTTTGCTCTGGTTGCATATATGGCACAAGAAAAGTTTAGGAAAATAGACCAGATTGAACAGAAACTTAATGAAACACGTGTGGAGGTAGCCCGTGATCACGTTACTAAAGAAGAAGTTCAGCGAATTACTGAACACATTGATGCAAGGTTTAACCGCCTTGAAGAAAAAATTGACCGACTTATTGGCAAGGGGTAAGTGATGGCCGAGTCTCAGCAAAATTATTATGTTCTTGGGAAACCTGTTACCAAAGAACAATATGATGCTGCAACTAAAAAAATGCAGCAGGAGTCTGAAGAATTTGATAAAAAAATGCAATCAAGCCAATCGCAAGAAGAAGATGAATTAAATGAATTTGCTAAAAAAGCAAAGCAAAGAATGAAGGGCATGAAAGCAGGCGGTAAAGTATCTTCTGCCTCTTCTCGTGCTGATGGCATTGCTCAGCGTGGTAAGACCCGTGGAAGGATGGTTTAAATGGCCGAGAAATCAGAAAAGACCAAGGCAATTGAGTCTGCACCTGTAGCAGACGAGGGCCGGTTTGGTATTCCTGGAATGGTTAAAAAAGCCATGACCGGTGCGGCAACGATAGAGGATTACATCCGCGATAAGCTCGGCATGAAGCCTGCTGAGGCGCCTACTACTGTTAAGAAAGCTAAGGGTGGCAAGGTTTCTTCTGCTTCAAAGCGAGCTGATGGAATCGCTCAGCGCGGCAAGACTCGTGGACGGATGGTCTAATGAACAAGCCAGAATCCAAAGATCTGATCTATCGGCCCCCAAAGCCTCCCGCCAAACCAAAAGAAGTAATGGTTAAAAAAGGCGGCGCAATTAAAGGCCAGAAGAAGGTAGCCACGGTTATGCGCGAATTTAAGGCGGGGAAGCTTAAGTCTTCCTCGGGGCAAAAGGTTACCAATCCCAAGCAGGCTATTGCTATTGGCCTGAGTGAGGCTGGTATGTCAAAGAAGCGAGGCAAGAAATGAAATACGGAGTTAAAAAGGTTCTCCCAACCTCTGAGCAAATGGGCAACATGGGCATGAAAAAAGGTGGCGAAATGAAAGAGTCAAAGAAAATGATGGCTAAGGAAGTTTCCTTTATGAAGAAAAAAGGCGCTCCCAAGTCAATGATTAAACATGAGATGGCCGAGGCCGGTATGAAGCATGGCGGAAAAGCTAAGAAAATGTCCGCTGGTGGCTATACCCGTTCAGCTGATGGCATCGCCAAGAAGGGCAAGACCCGTGGCACGATGGTCAAGATGATGGGCGGCGGCAAGGCTTGCTGATATGAGAGCCAGCCGGGGTATGGGAGCAATCCTCCCATCTAAGATGCCGAGGGCTAAAATTAAGTCCCGCCGGGATGATACTGACTTTACAGAGTACGCTGAGGGTGGAAAGGTTAGCAAGGTAAATGAAGCCGGAAACTACACCAAACCAGGAATGCGAAAGCGGCTCTTTGAAAGTATTAAGGCTGGTGGAAAAGGAGGTTCGCCTGGCCAGTGGTCGGCTAGAAAAGCTCAGTTACTGGCAGCCGAGTACAAGAAGGCTGGAGGCGGATACAAAGATTAGGCGGCCCGTCTTTAACCAGGAAACTGACGGAAATGTATTTAAATGGCTGATTGCAACATCAGAAGACTTTAGGAAGATAAAACAGCGAGAGAGATGGAATGAGCTTAAAAAAATCTCAGAGAAGCCTAAAGTCCTGGACGGAGCAAAAGTGGCGGACTAAGAGTGGCAAACCTTCTACGCAAGGATCGCAGGCGACAGGGGAAAGATACCTCCCTTCCTCCGCCATCAAAGCGCTCTCCTCGTCCGAATATGCGGCCACTACCCGGGCTAAAAGGGCTGGACGAGCTGCTGGAAAGCAATTCGTCTCCCAACCTAAATCCATCGCTGCCAAAACCGCCAGACACAGGAAAGTAACATGACGACATCCGGCACGAATACCTTTAATCCAGATCTAAACGAGATGGCTGAGGAAGCTTTTGAGCGGGCCGGCCGTGAGATGCGCTCAGGCTATGATCTCCGTACAGCCCGTCGAAGTATCAACCTTATGCTGGCCGACTGGGGTAACCGTGGGATCAACCTCTGGACCATCGAGCAGGGGACCATCAATTTGTTGCAGGGCGTCAATACTTACGACCTGCCCGTTGATACCGTGGATCTCTTGGATCATGTGATCCGAACCGGGCAAAGTAACCCAACTACACAGTCCGACCTGACCATTACCCGGATCAGCTCCTCTACATACGCCACAATCCCCAATAAATTGACCCAGGCAAGGCCGATTCAAGTCTGGGTACAGCGCCTTACCGGACAGACCTATCCAGCCACCAGTGACTATGCTCCGGGTGCCGTAGCCTATCCCAGGATTACGGTATGGCCCACCCCAAATCAGGGTACCTTGGCTAGCCCGTACTACCAGTTTGTTTATTGGAGACTGCGCCGGATGCAGGATGCCGGAAACGGGATTAACACGTTTGATATCCCCTGGCGGTTTCTTAACTGTTTTGTCGCTGGACTTGCGTACTACATTGCCATGAAAATACCGGAAGGGACACCAAGGCTGGAAATGCTTAAGGCGTCCTACGACGAGGCTTGGAATTTAGCGGCGGGAGAAGACAGGGAGAAAGCAGCGGACCGGTTCGTGCCGAGACAGTACTTCATAGGATCGGCATCGTGATATGGGTAACAGGTTCGCTAGTGGTAAATGGGCAATATCGGAATGCGACATTTGTGGCTTCCGGTACAAACTAAAGGAGTTAGCGCAGCTCGTAATTAAGACAAAGAACGTAAATATCCTGGCCTGCCCGGAGTGTTGGAACCCGGATCAGCCGCAGCTCCAGCTGGGAATGTACCCGGTTGATGACCCCCAGGCGCTGCGCAATCCCCGTCCAGACTTCACCGGTTACCCCCAGAGCCGTTCTTTGACCTTACAGTTGCAGATTGGACCGATAGAGCCTGGAGATACTTTTGCAATAGGCCAGGTTATAGGGTTTGGTGGTGTAGGACAGGTAACGATCAACATTACGTAGGAGTAGGAAATGGATAAATCAGCAATGAAAAAGGTCGCCAAGGCCGAAGTAAAGGGCCATGAAAAGCGCATGCACGGTAAAGGTTACCGCGCTGGCGGCAAGACCAATCTGGAAATGAAGAAGCTCGGGCGTGGCTTGGCAAAGGTTGCCAACCAGATGTCGCCTGTCCGTAAAGTCCGCGCAACGGGGATCTAACATGGATACCGATAAGTTCAACTACTTCTCGCCTGAGACCAAAGATCCTATTGGCAAGTACACCCAGCCAAAGGATTATGATCAGGCCGATACTGGCAACAATGGTTACCCCAACGCTATTCCCAGCACCCAGACTCAAAAGACTCGCGGTACTGGAGCAGCAACCAAGGCGACCAAGCACAGCACAAAGATGGGCTAAATGAACTACACCCAGTTAAAAGCCAACATAGCCGACTACTGTGAAAACACGTTCACAGAGGACGAGTTTGCTACGTTTACCCAGTTAGCCGAGCAGCGGATCTACAACAGCTGCCAGCCTCCGGCCATTCGTAAGAATGTGACCGGTCAGACTACGGCTAACAATAAGTATCTGGAGCAGCCTTCGGATTTCTTGTACACCTATTCACTAGCGGTCATTGATCCGACAACCGGGGCGTATGAGTATCTACTTAACAAAGATGTTAACTACATCCGCCAGGCGTTTCCTTTTCCGGCTGTAACTGGTAAGCCCACGCATTACGCTTACTTTGACGAAAACACGTTTATTCTTGGCCCAACCCCAAACGCAACGTACACGATGGAGCTGCACTATGGCTATTACCCAGCGAGTATCGTTACGGCTGGGACTTCGTGGCTAGGTGATAACTTTGACTCTGCGCTATTTAACGGCGCTATGGTCGAGGCGATCACCTTTATGAAGGGAGAGCCGGACCTGGTCAAACTGTACGAGGATCGGTATATCCAGTCGATTGCCCTGTTGAAGAACATGGCAGACGGCAAACTGCGTGAAGATGCCTATCGTGATGGGCAAGTTAAGGTTAGGGTGGCTTAATGTTTTCGACATCTGGTGGCGCACTTTTAGGTCAAATCACAGCTAAGGGGGTCTCCGGTCGGGGATTTACTCCAGAGGAATTGGCCGAAAACGCCGTAGATCGGATTATTTCTATTAGCGCAACCGCAGATCCTGTGATTCGTCAACAGGCTGAAGCGTTTCGCGATCACATTCGTATGGTGCTGGTGAGCTATGGCAATCAGTGCGTCAGATCAAATCACACCACGATTTCTAACCGTCTCCGCGATGCGGGACATTCTGAATTAACTAAACTTTTGGAGAACTAAAATGGCTGGATTTACTACTGCTATGCCGACTTCCTTCAAGGTGGAAATCCTGAAGGCTGTTCACAACTTTACCGCTTCGACCGGCAATACTTTCAAGATTGCTCTGGGCAAGTCAACTGCTACTGTTACTGGCACATACAACGCTGCCACAACCAGCTACGACACCCTGTCGTCAAACTCTGACGAGCTGGCCAACGGTAACGGCTACACCACGGGTGGCGCTACGCTGACCTCGGTTACCCCGGTTGCTGATGGCACTACCGCAGTCTGCGATTTTGATAACTACACTTGGACTTCCGCAACCTTCACAACCTCTGGCGGCATCATTTATAACGACACCGCTACTGGAAATCCGGCTTGCGCAATTCTGAGCTTCGGTGGCGATCAGCAGGTTTCTTCGGGCGACTTCCAGATTCAGTTCCCCGCAGCAGCTGCCGCTACCGCGATCATTCGTATCGCCTAAGAGTAAGACATGCCGGTATATGCTGGCTGGGGTGAAGTCCCTTGGGGTGATGGTACCTGGGGACTTGACCTCTATTATTACCAGGTAACCGGCGTTTCAGGATCCGGGGCCGTAGGCTCCGTGTCCTTCCAAATAACATCTAATGTCACCGGGGTTGCCGGAACAGGTGCGGTTGGTGATGAGACCCCGCTTGTTTCTTATACTCAGTCCGGTGTCAGCGCAACAGGTGCAGTAAACAATGTTGCAACGCAAATCCTAAAACTTGTCATCCCAACCGGGGTAGAAGGAACCGGGGCAGTAGCAGCTCCGGCCAACTATCTCTTAACCGAAACTCCAAACGGGGCCAGCGGCACAGGGGCGGTTGGGGATGTACTGATCAAGATTGATGACGCTCTGATCGTCAATGGCGTCCAGGGTACCGGAGCCGTGGGCGATGCCCAGATGGTTGAGGTGTTTGACCGGACCGTCTACTTCGATGGTTGGGGATCAATCAACTGGGGTGGCGGAGGCTGGGGTAACGGCTCTATATCGGTGGCCGGAACCGGAGATATTGGATCGGTCACCTTCCAGACCAATGATGCTTACATCCCAGACGGCGTCCAAGGTACAGGTGCCATCGGTACGGTTTCCTTCAGCGTTGGGGAAAACATCATTCCGACTGGGGTACAGGGAACTGGTCAGGTAGGAACCACCACCCCGGCAATTTCATACACACCGACTGGAGTACAAGGAACCGGTGCGGTATCTGCCGGCATCTTTGTATTTGAGGTAATGGTTACTGGAGTTGGGGCTACCGGAGCGGTTGGGACGGTAACACCTCAATTCGACGAGACCGTCATCCCAACCGGGGTTTCTGGAACAGGTGCGGTTAGTGCGGCTACACCAACGCCCACGGCCAAGCCTACCGGAGTATCTGGGACTGGGGCTATCGGAACGGTTGAAATTGAGATAGACGATAGTAAACTTGTAACCGGAGTTGCCGGAACCGGCGCTGTCGGAACAGTTTTGATTAGAGGTTGGACGATTATTAATGACGCTCAGGCAGCAAACTGGGAACAAATCAACACAGCAGCATAAGGATCAAACATGGCAACTAATTACACCACCCTATTAGGGTTTGCCCTACCTACCACCGGGGAGTTATCCGGTACGTGGGGTACCACAGTTAACGACAGTATTACTCAGTTGGTCGAGGACTCTGTTGCGCAGAGGGCCACAGCCAGCGTAGCTTCTGGTGACTGGACGCTAACAACCACTGGATCTGGATCAGCTAACCAGGCTCGGTGTGCAATCTTGATTCCGACTGGATCCCCCGGGGTCAGCCGAAACATTATTGCTCCGTCTTCAAGTAAGGCTTACATCGTCATTAACCAGTCTGACGCAGCCGTAGTGGTCAAAGGATCGGCCACAACTGGTGTGACGATTGCAGCTGGAAAGAACGCTTGCGTAGCCTGGAACGGATCAGACTTTGTCAAGATTGCTTCTAACGAGGCAGTTAGCCTGACCACTGGGGTTAGCGGAACTCTGCCGGTAGCAAATGGCGGAACCGGACTGACATCTGGAACTTCCGGCGGTGTGCTGGCCTATACCGCAACCGGAGTCTTGGCTTCTTCTGGAGCGCTTGCAGCAAATAATTTTGTAATCGGTGGTGGCGCAGGTGTGGCCCCTTCAAGCACAAGTTTGCTGGCCCTGTCAGCAGCAGTCACGACAGGTAACTTTGTTAAGGCAGTTGGATATGCCGACACGGTTACGGCCCTGGGTAACACCGGTGCGGCCATTAACATAGACGCAACAAGTGGCGGAGTTTTTACGGCTACTCTTAACAATAGCTGCACCTTTACGATTCGTTATCCGGTAGCTTCAGGAGCATCATCATTTGTGCTGATTCTTACCAATGACGCAACACCAGGTCGGACGGTGACACTTGCCGGTGGTACATTCAAGTATCCTGACGGATCGGTGACCCGGACTACGACCGCAAACGCAACAGATATTTGGTTCTTTATGACACCTGATGGTGGAACCACTTATTACGTTTCAATCCCAATGAAAAACCTTTCTTAATTAAGGAGTAACAAAATGGCTCTTACCCAAGAACAAATTGACACTATTGAGTTTCAAAAAGCACAACAGGCGCTTGGAACCAGAATGGAAACTATTCGTTTGGCCAAAGAAGTTTTAATGGAAAATGATCGCAATAAGCCGGTTGGTGATCGTGGCATTACTGCTGCTGACATTACTGCGTTTGCTCAATCTATTGAACAATATGTCAACCAGTGAATGAGTTTCACTATTTTCCATCTGCCGTGTATCGGGAAGAAAAGCCCGAGTGGGTTGATCACGTTTTAAAAAACGTAGAAAGGTATTACGAACAGCAAAAACAAATCAACAAAGAACAAAACAATATGTGGCCGGTTACTCAAACTAGTCACATGGGAAACGATCCAGAGTTGTTTTTTCTAGCTGATTATTTTGCAAAAACCGCTACAGATCTTTTAAAACAACAAGGTTACTTTATTGACCCATTTGAGTTTTACACATCTGGTATGTGGGGGCAGGAAATAGGATATGGAGGAATGCACGAGCCGCACGTTCATGCTAATACGCAAATGTGTGGCTTGTTCTTTTTAGAAGCTCCAGAAGGCGGATCGTTTCCAATATTTTCAGATCCAAGAACTAGCAAGGCCATGACTGATTTAATGATGGCAGACAATGAAGTACGAGTTGGGACGCCAAAGATTTATTTTAACAATATGGTGCCAGGCACATTTATGTTTTTTAATGCTTGGCTACCGCATCAGTTTTCTTTTAGTAATGTAGAAGCTCCAACCAAATTTGTTCATTTCACTTTAAATTGCAAAGAAAGACAAAACTAAATGCAATATGCATTAACTCCATATTCGGAGGCGCGCGAACCATTTGCATGGTGGGATGGGGCATTTAACGAACAACAGTTAAATTGGCTTCAACAACAAGCCCGTGATGTAAAAGTAAAAGCCCAAGTTGGGGGTGGAGGCGTGGGGGTTAATGACCCAGGAATACGTCGATCAGGACTTCATTGGTTACCAAACACACCAGATACACAATGGGTTTTTGAAACGCTGGCCCATGTTGTGTCAAGTTTAAACGCTCAGTTTTTTAGATTTAACTTAACTGGTTTTGGAGAACAAATTCAGTTAACAAATTATGACGAATCTGAAAATGGCATGTATGGGTGGCATGTAGATATGGGTCCACATACGAATTCGCCGTGTCGAAAATTATCAATAGTTATGCAGTTGTCTGACCCAGTTGAATATGAGGGTGGTGTATTAGAGCTACAACCACATGGAAAAGACATAATTAAAATGAGAAAGCAACGTGGTCTTATTGTTGCATTTCCATCTTGGACTTTGCATCAGGTAACTCCTGTTACGCAAGGGAATCGTCAATCGTTAGTAGCATGGATATCGGGGCCACCATTCAAATGAACGAAACAGAATACAAAGACTTTATTGGATTTTATTACAACTTGTATCCAGCAGGATACTGTCAGCATCTTATTAACGAGTTTGATCGTTTGCAAGAAAATGGTGCTGGTGCCAATCGTCAGCGTTCAGAAAATGCAGACAAACATATAAAAGACGACTATCAAATTAATTTTAATATTCGTAATCATGCGTTAGAAAGATTTCAAGAAAAAGATCCATCTGATATGTTTTTTGATGGACTTCAGGCTTGTTATAACGATTACACCGCAACATATTCAGTGCTGCGTAACAACGGCATGGTTCGTGCAACAGTTATGAAAATGCAAAAAACCGGCCCTGGTGGTGGTTATCATGTTTGGCATGGAGAACAAGGTTCTGGAACGCATGCAAACAGAGTGATTACTTATATGGTTTATTTAAATTCACTTGAAGATGGTGACGGAGGAGAGACAGAATTTTTGTATCAAAGAACCAGAGTTAAGCCAAAAGAAAATTTGATGTTGTTATGGCCTGCGGCGTACACACATGCGCATCGCGGTAACCCTGTGTTAACAGATAAATACAAATATATTGTTACGGGATGGTTTTACTATGACTAGAACTGAAGAGTTTCAAAACAAAGGTTACACAATTGTCCGTGGGTTTATTGATCCACAATCGGTGTCAACTATTTCCCGTTACCTTGAAAATTCATTAAAACGCTATCCAGAAAACAATCAAGGTGGTCGAGTTGGAGATAGCAGTAAAATTTCTTGGTACGCAGATCCGCTAATTGAAACGGTTTTGGTTAACTCTCTTCCTGAGATGGAAGAAATTACTGGGTATAAGCTATTTCCGTCATATTCATTTACCAGGGTCTATACCAAGGGCGACGAGCTTAAACCGCATACTGACCGACCGGCATGTGAAATATCAGTCACTTGCCATATAGCAACCGTTGGCAAACCCTGGCCTATCTGGATGCAAGCTCCTGGTTCGGAGCCATCAGAACATTTTCTTGAGCCTGGCGATGCTTGTATTTATCATGGGTGCCAAGTTAAGCACTGGCGCACACCGGCTGTAGAAACAGATGTAAATGTGCAGTTTATGTTGCATTACGTTAAACAGGACGGCCCTAATGCCGACCATAAATTTGATAAGCGCCCAAGCTTGGGGCTTAAAAAGTAGGGGGTAAAAATGCCTATAGGATCAGCAAAAATTGGTGTTCTTGGGGCCGGATTGGTTCCTGGAGGCACGGAAACATTTAACGCTTCTGGAACATTTACTGTTCCTCCTGGCGTTAAAAAAGTAAATATCACTGGAAAAGGTGGAACCGGAAATCCTGGCAACGCTGGGAATCCTGGAAACGCAGGAAATTTGGGATCTGGTGGATCTGGTGGTCAAGGCGGCGGAACACTCAGAACTCCGGCTGTGCCGCCTTCAATAGAACAGTACGCTGGCGGTGCTGGCGGTGCTGCTTACAGGGCAAAAAATTGTTCTAGTCAAGCTCCATACGCTGGTCCACCCAGAAATATAAGTGCGCCTCCTTCGTTTCCGTGGCCAACAGCACCAGGGCAATGTTTGCTATCGCCAACGGCTAATAATCCGGGTGGGCCAGGTAATTCAGGACTAAGTGGATTTTCTGGAGATGTAGGAACAGCTGGAAACGCCGGAAATTCTGGTAACGCAGGGACTACTGGAAATTCTTCAACAGCAATATGTAAAACATTTACTGGTGGAGCTGGTGGTAATGCTGGCGCGGGAGGGGCAGCTGGAAATGCTGGAAATGGAGGAACCGGGGGAGGTGGTGGCACCGTAGGAAGTCATGGATGTTCAAATAATCCAGTCCCTGGTGGTAGTGGTGGAAATGGAGCTGGCAATGCTGGATCGGGATTAAGCAGAAACCAAAATACAATAACTGGTCCATCAACTCCTGCTGCCACTTGGGCAAAAATAGGTGGATGGGGTGGAGGTGGTGCTGGAATAAATTCCGGAGGTAGCGGCCAGTGTGGTCAAGCTGGTAAGGGAGATTATTTTTCTCCATATAATAATTTAGCAAAAGCAGTTGGTGGTACAGATCCAGCAAATTTGTTTCAACAAAATAACCCAACATTTAACAACAATGTTTATGCTAATACTGTAACTCGTAATATGACTGGTGGCGCTGGTGGTTATACAATTGGCGTTGTTGGAAGTGCTGGATTGACTGCAATATCTCAGTTCGCCAATGATAATTTTAATATTTCAAATCCAGGTCCAATACCTTGCAGTGCGGTATGGTCTGGAAGAACTTGTGCTTCCGGTAACCACAATATCATAGGTTTGCCAAATAGTTGTGGCGGTCCGCTTAGTACAACTAATAATGCATTTAGAGCTGGTGGAGGTGGAGGGTCTGGTGGTTCTGGACGGTATCCTGGATGTTATAATTTAATACCATCTACAAACAGACTTCCTTGTCTAGCTTCAGCTGGAGGTGGGGGAGGTGGTGGTAGAGGGAATGCAGGGGGTTCTGGTGGAACTTCAACTGGTGGCGCAGGATCAGCAGCTACACCAGCAACATTTAATTGCGTTCCAGTAACACCAGGAAGTCCGTATCCTGTAACTGTTGCAGCTCCAGGTGGTCAAGTCGTTATTTCATGGAATCCACAATGAAACGCAAAGAAGCTATTCAAAAAGTCAAAGAACATGAAAATGCGGTTGAGGTTGAACGCATTAAAAAACTTCGTGAACTTGAAGCTAAGCTGGATTTAGAAAACCGAGAGAGCAATTATAACCGAGCTAGATCTATTACAGTTGGAACATCTTTTGGCGGCACTACAGAAATCATGATGCGTGGTGATGGAGGTCGCCATCTTTGGTGTGTAATGCAACCAGTAGAGGTTATTGAACTTATTTATCAATTAGCCGCAAATGTTGGTTGCAATGCACAACTTACTCCGCGCAAAGATTTTGCAAGCTGGAGAGATTGGCGAGTTTCAGAAGCAGAAAAAAAACATTTAAATGGTCACGCACCCTTTGTAAATGATATGGCGTTGGTTCAAAATCTAGGACGATC